CTTGCCAAGTATAAGACCAATCTTGTTTAGTCTTATGACTGTTAAATTCTTTTGATATTTCGCCTTCTTCTAAATATACCCCGCCCCATATGCCCCACTCTTTACCAGAGACACCAACAGCAAAACACTGTCTTGCTACTGGACAGGTACGACAAAGAGAATCAACAAACTCTCTAGTATCTATTTTTTCTTCATATACATCAAAGAATATATTTGTATCTGATCCTAGACACAAAGCATCATCTTTCCAGAGGTGCTGCTTCATGGCTTACATCCTATACTTATTCGGTAAATCCCATCCGTTGCTAGTAAGTGGATAAATTGTCTGGACGTACCATTGACCATCTACTCTAACACCGTTAATAGCAGTTCTGCCAGCCTCTGTACGACGACGATCTGCAATGTCCCAACCAACCCAATTTAGGTTTTTATTTTTGGAAACTATTTTTTCCATTTGATTTAAATCTTTTATAATCATTTATATTCTCTTTTCATAAAAATCAATCCAAGCATTTTTAAAGTTATCCCAAGAAAACTTATTGTTTATAGTTTCTGCTTGATTACTTGGATCAAAATCTCCCTTTTTGATCATTTCGATTGCTTTAGTAATCTTATTAGAAAAAACCTGTACATGCTTTTCTATGTCTTTTTGTGTATTATTTTCTATATCATATGGCAAACCAAATCCAGATCCTACCTCTCTTAAAGACCCAAAAGTGCTGTATACAGACAAACAGTTAGCACTTAGGCCCTCTACAAGAGACAAGCAAAATGTTTCATGCCAATTACTTGTATGCATGAAGATATGCGAACGTGACATATGATCTAGAACTGTTTTATGCGGGGTTTTGCCATAGAAAAAGAAGCGTGGATCTTCTAGTATTTTTCTATTTTTATCATCTATTCTTACTAAGTCTGGAACTATTTCATTAAAAATGCTAAGTCTAAAATCAACATCTAATTTTGATAGTGCAGTTAAACCTATTTCTAATCCTCGTCCTGGCGAAGATGTGTATATGAGTTGTGGAACATCTACGTTTTCAAACCTTGAAAGATCATTTTCAATAGGATCAATAGCATTGTAAATAACAACAACTTTATTTGGGTCAATACCAGTTTTTTTAATAACGTCTTGTCTATGATATTCAGATACAGTAATTATGTATTTGATTTTATCTATAAATCTTTTATCTGTAAACATGTGATACAGTTGAAAACCAAATTGGTCTACTAAGTTATGTAACCATATAATAATTTCTTTTGGTTCATATATTAATTCAGCATATGGTTTATCTGTTTGCCCTGGCAAAATTAAACAGTTGTATTGTTTTAGTTGTGGCAAAAATGGGGCTACATTTTTATGAAAATATCTAGCCATATATTCTGTGCCACCAAAGTATTCTTCTTTGTAGCAAAAAAATCTTGGATCTTGTTGTGTCATATTAATACCTAAAAATTCCTATTTCTTTCCCTTGTAATTCTGCCTTGGCTATCAATTTTGATACTGGCTGCTTTGGTTTACTCATAAACGCAAAATAATTCATGTATTCCATATTTTCTTCTACCCAAGAAAACGGAACCTTATAGTACTTAATCTTTTTCCCTCTAGCCTTCATTCCACGTTCTGAAAGATTCACAAACTCCATAACCATAGAATTAATTTTGGCAGGGCCTACAGAATAAACATTTAACTATATGTCATCTTCAGACATGCCAGACATAGCAACTCCCATAGCACGAAGGAATATGTTGTATTCGTTAAAATCGCTAGTTCCCTGAACTACCACGTTCATTCTTATCACCTCTACCTAAATTATCCAGTATAAAAAGCATTTTGTCAAGTTCTTTCTTAGACATATTTGAAGTATCTATAGGCCTTGCATTATCAAAGTCTGGCCTACCATTTATAACATTTGTAGTATAAAAAATATTATCTATTACCCAATATGCCTTATCATCTTCTGTAACTATAATCTTTGTTCCACGCTCTTCTTGCCTTTTTTTAGATTGTGTTGTTTTATTTTCCATTTCAGTGTCTCTTGAAAAAAATTCTTTAAGAAAATTATGCGTATCGCTTTGACGATAAATTATTTTTTTTCTTGATACTTTTTTTCTAGATCCAATTAAACTTATTAAAATAAAAGACAATGCTAAAGCAAATACACTAGCAAGTGCGTATTCCATTTTATTATCCGCTACTCAGATTTTGTTTTTGTTACCTTAGTTGCTGGAATTGGTTGAGATAAAGATGCTTGTAATTTAGCATATCTCAACTGCCATTGCAAATTAGAAAACTCTAACTCAGATGATCTTTGTTTATAAAAAGAAATCAACTGCTTTAATTCTTCAATGCCTAAATCGTCCATTACGCTACCCCCTAGCGGTTAAATGCGCTGCCTTCCCAAGCCTTTTGTGCACGATTCTTTTCACGTTCTACAATTTTACGTGACCAAGAAAATCCTGCGTCTCCTCCCCATGCATCCCACATTATGCGACCATTTGAAGGGTTACTAGTATTATAGAAGTCTTTTCCTTTTTTGTCAACTTCATGACGAGAAAAGAAAGAGTACATTCTTTTTACTGTAGAAAGAGACATTGATCTACCTGCTACAATATCTGTTGCACGACCCCAACCTACTGGAGTTCCTGCACCTCTTGCCTTGCCCTCTTCTTTCCAACGAAGAGCACGACGGGCAGCAGACTTCATACCTGAAGTTGGTGTGTATGTTTCTTCCTTATGTATATCTGCTGGCTGTACAACTTTAATGTTATTTGTCATTTTTCTTATACTCCCCGTATTTTCCTAAAATTGCTTTTATTGTTCCATCTATACGAAGACGAACAATCATTCCATCTTTTATTTGAACAGGATTAAATCCACGGTGTGGTTTATACTTACCAGATGACATTACTTTACAAATGGATTAAGATCAAAGATTGATCCAGACCACTGCCCCATACCTTTTGTTGCCTTGTTGCGCCAATCTTCTGGAAGCATATCCATTGCATTAAGTGCACGTGCACGACGAATAATATGTGCACGAGCAGCACCATAGTCTTTTGCACGACCAACAGAGCGAATTGCATTCATTAAATCAGCACGGGTTGCAATTGGGAAAGATCCATCTGGCATTGCTGTTCCTGCTTCTGCCATTCTTTCACGAGTTGCACCTGAAAACTCACGCTTATCCATTTCTTCATTGTACATTTTATATGTTCCTCCACGACGCTTATATTCTTGTACTACCCATCCATTTGCTACTGCTGATGGATAAACATCAAATTTATCTTTTGCTGCCTGAACAACTGCTGCGTATAATCTTGGATTTGCTGGTGTTGATCCTCCACGACGTGGTTTGATCATATCTTCATAGTTTGGCTTCTTTGCTTTATCCATATCACTATCTTCCTCATCTTCATCATCCATTTCAGCGTCTTCATATGGAGCATTTGCCATTTGAGCCTTATCCATTCCCACATTTGATTCTAGTGATGGCATAGCCATAACTTCTGATGCTTTAAATCCTATAAAATATTTTGTTTCTTCTAGTCCACCCTCTTCCATTTCAAAAAGTTGAATTAGTATTGCAGGCTCTTCTGATGATGCAGCAAGTGCGTATTCTGATCCAGGAAAACCAAGCATTCCATCTGTCATTACATGAACTACACGTCCAACATAAACTTCGTCATCATTTGGCGCCATTACCATGTCGCCTTCTTTTACCATTGCTTTACCAATATTGCCTTCGCTAATATTGATAGCATAAATTTGACGGGCAGCAGCCCCTCTTGACTTGTGGCAACCCATTACTGTGCCGTCGTCTTTTACGGCTGGGTAGCCTGAGCAACCGTATGAACCTTTGGCACCTACATGATATGGCATACTGCCATTATATCAGAGTTCTTGGCTTTTAAGCAGTCTTTTGATTTCTTCTATTTGCCACTGATCTTCTTTACTAAGTTTGGCAATTTCATTATGATCTAAAGCCTTTTGAGTCAGGGTAACTATAGGATTTTCTGACATAAGATCTATATTAATAAACCCCTTTTCCCACAGCCCCATAAGTTCACCATTAACATGATTCATATGCTCATGATAAAGTTCAGGCATAATCTCTTTTATTTTTGGAGTAAATGCATATAAGAACTCACCAGTTTTAGAATCAATACCTGCTACTTGTAAGCCACCCTTTAAAAGAAGGTACTCAATTGCATTTTGATCATCTGGAATAGCATCCTTATTTTCTGGATCGAACATCATCTTAAAGAATTTCCTCATAATTAATCAATTCCTCTAATTGCTCCCTAGTTTGTCCACCAATTACTCTTTTCTTTTCAATGCCCTCATTAAATAAAATAAATGTTGGAACAGATTGAATATTAAAATTCTTAACTAAATCATGATTAACATCTACATCAATAATTTGAAATCCTGCAGTTGTTTGATCACGATTTAATTCCTCAACAATAGGCCTAGTACGCTTACATGGTTGGCACCATTCAGCGGTAAAGTAATAAATAGTCTTCATACGAGTTTTAGATCTATTGTTGACTTGGCTAGTTCTTCTGCTGTCCAAAGTCCTACCTTCGAATCTCCCCCATATGATTTTGCTAAATTTGCTTTAATAAGTTGATCATTAATACTTATTGTAGAGTCTTTTAAAAATACTGTTCCTAGATATCTACCATACTTATCTGGCTTGCTGACCTGAAGCCTAACCATTTTACCTTCAAGATTTGCAATTAAAAAAGTTTTAAGTGCTTTACCAAGCGGCGTATTTTTCTCCGCCGTATCAATGCCAGAAAGTCGTATGCGCTCTTTGTGCCAAACGCTGAATCCAAGATCAATAAAAACATCGACGGTATCACCGTCAACAACTTTATCAATTTTTGTATAATATTCATACATTAGTAAGACTTCCCTTGCAATCTATTTTCTACTAAACGATCACGCTCATCAATCACTTCAAGCATAAATGCCATCATTTTTACATAGGCATCTGGATCATTCATAATCTTTTCATAGTGATGACCGCAGAACATCAGGTCGCCAGTAGAACCCTTTACCTGTACATAAGCCTGTGCGCCACACTTATCGCAGCGATCAATAGCCTTTAATACATATTGTTTTTCTTGTACGCTTGGATGTTCTTGAACTATATTAGTCATAATTTGATTATACATCTACTTTCTATTATCCGTTGAGTAAAATCCTGAACCATTAAAAATTACGCCAATAGATCCCCATACTCTTGTCATAATATCGCCACAACAAGAAGGCTCTCTATCTTCTCCCAATCCACGCTCAAATTCTAATTGAGACAAGCACTTATTACATTTATAGTCGTACTTTGGCATATATAAAGTATACCTTATGCGCTTTGCATTGTCAATCTAGCATATGTGCGAATTCTATGGCAATTAGCACAAACCACTTCACATTTATTAATCTCACGCAAGATTGCTTTCCAAGAAAAACCATCATGAATCATCCTTGAAACATTATACTTTTTATCTCTTATATGATCAAAGTCTAGAACTATATGATTATTTTCTCCGCAGTCTACACATCCACT